TGTATTTACAGGTATGAATCTTGATGACTACGTTAGTGCTGACATGCGCCGTAATGACAATGTTCTTATGGACTTTGGTGGTGGTAAAGCTTACAACGAAGATCCTATAAATTCTGTATTAGCACAGATGGGTAACTCAGTATTTACATATAGTAACAGAGCCTATGCTCAGAATGCTATGGTAGGTTGGGTTAAGAAAGCACAAGAGAAGGGACGTAACTGGTTCCCTGATGGTGTGTCACCTACAGACTACGAAACTTTATTCCGTAATGTTACTATAAAAGGTACTGATGAGTTCTCTCGTCGTATGGTTGAGCTACGTAATATTACAATGCGTAGACTTAACATGAAGGATGAAGCAGCAAGCTTTATGGAACGTCAGGGTCAAGCTATGGCTGAAGCTATCTTTGATAGGACAGGCAAACAATTAAACCTTGGTGACCCAACTAACGGATTACTTAAAATTGGGTTCCAGTCAGCATTTGGTTTTGGTAATGTGTCACAGTTCTTTATGCAAGGCTTCCATGCTACAACCATTATGGCTATCAGCCCTAAGTATGGCCTAAAGGGTGCAGCCATGGCTATACCGTTAAGAGGTGCTTTAAGAGCTAACACTCCTGAATTACAGAAGCTTGCACTACAACGAGTAGCTAAAGCTGCTGACATCTCAGAGAAAGATGCTGGAGAACTTATAGAATTTATGAGAACTTCAGGTCGTGCTGTTGTGGATGGTGACGCAATCGAAGATGGTACAGGTGTAGGCTTTGGTATCTCAGGTTGGAACGGTGAGAGTATGAAGTACTCAGCACTTAGTGGCGTAGGTTACAATATAAGCAAAACGGTGACAAAAGGATTAGACTTAGGACTAATGCCATTTAAATCAGGTGAACGTCTTGCTCGTATGACAGGTATCAATACAGCATTCTTTGAGTTCAAAGCTAAGTTCCCTAATGTGTCAGCACTATCAGATGAAGCTAGGCTTTGGATTACTCGTAGGGAACAAGACTTAACATTTAACATGAGTTCTGTTGCAAGGGGTCAGGTACAATCTGGATTTATGAAAGTACCTACTCAGTGGTTGTCATATACATTAAGATCTATGGAACAAATCTTTGTTGGACGTAACTTTACTAAGGCTGAGAGAGCACGTTTGTTTACAGTTCTAATGCCAATGTACGGATTGACAGGGTTTGGACTTGAGAATGCAGCTGACTATGTTGGAGAAAAACTAGGTATAGCACCTGATAGTAACTTGTATGTAGGTCTAAAGTATGGTATGATAGACGGATTAGTTGCTGAACTAGGTGGAGATGTTGAGGTTGGTTTTGGTCAACGTCTAGCTCCTGTAGGTGCTATAACAGATACATACAAAAAGATATTCCAAGAAGATGTAGCAACAGCTGCACTTGGTCCATCAGGTGAAATTGCAGGTGGTGTATTCTCTGCTGCTTGGGGTGCTATCACAGCACTTGTACATGGGCAGACAGCTACAGTGACAGAAGATGTCATTAAACTTTTACGTCAACCATCAGGCATAGATAACGTAGCTAAGGCTATGGGTATTTACAAGAATGGTATTTACAGAAGTAAGAACGGTATAGAACTAGAAAGTCAAATGACAACTGGTGATGCTATTATGGCATTAGGTGGGTTTACTCCACTTGAAGTCGTTGAGAATTACTCAAGATTAAATAAGCAGTACACAAGTAAGAAGAAATTTAATAAATTCCGTAAGGAAGTTAACAGAGATGCTGAACGGATCTTTGGTTTAATGACAGGTGATCGTTCAGACGTAGACAAAGCTATACAACTTATGACTGAGCTACATGAACGTATAGCTCTATCAGGTTTCTCATCGTCTGATATGGCAACCTTACGTAAATCTACAGGCAACTCCCTTGAGAAGAGTTGGTCTAAAATACAAACTAATCTAATTGAACAAGACAAGCTGTACGCCTTGAGAGCTGCACAGTCTATCCTGAAAGGTGTCGAATAATGGCTGATCTCTTTGCCCCTAAGCTACAGTCTGAAGTAGTATACGAACGTCCAGTAGAAACTCCATCAACATTAAGTGCACTTGCTAACTTAGGTGAATCCTTTGTTGACCAATACGGTAGGAGTCAAAGAGGCGGTGGTGCATCTGGCTCTACTAGTGCAGACCCTAACCTTGCAGCATTTGCTGAAGGTTTAAAAGAAATAGAAGGTATAAGAGTTAAAAGGGGTGAAACAGCTGCTCTTATTAAAGAACGACAGTTAGCTAAGAACTTTGCTACAGCAGGTATTGAATTTGGTAAGGAGTACGAAGACGTATACACAACTACAACAGGTCGTCAGTGGGCAGGTTATGGTCGTGATGTACAAGCTATGATGCTAGACGAAGCCTTGAAAGACCCAGAGGTACAGGCTTCGTACATATCATCCTTTGTTACTCTACCTAAAGATGCTACTGAAGATCAACGTATCGAATATGCTATAGGGCAGAAGGCTACCATCAACGCAGCAGCTGACGTTATTGCTAGGTCTAAAGCTGAGGCTGGGTATAAGTGGTCAGTACAAACTGAAGCTGCGTATGCTGAAGGCATTGACAGCTTTGTTAACGTAAGTATGGGTTCTCTTATACAAACTACTGAAGCAGGTGGTAGAGTAGGACCACAGGCTTTAGCTAATCGACAAGCACAATGGTCACAACAAAAGGTTGGGCTGTCACGTCCACCAAACATAACTGACCAGCAGTGGAAATCAACACAAGATAAACTAAAAACTGTTGATGACATGTTTGCTACGTTAGTTAAAGCTTCAAGTTCTGACGTATTGTTTGAAGAATATACATTTGCTATGTCAAATGCCATAAAAGAAGCTGGTGATGGTGATGTGACATCCGTCCTTGCAGGAATGTCTGTTATTAAAGACCCAGTTTCAATAGCCAATCTATTAGGTGCAGACACTAAGACATTCATCATGGATGTCAGTAAGTCAATAAACCTAGACATCACACAACCTGATCTTTTCTCAGGTATCCTGTCACAGTCTGATGCTACAGTTGAGGGTGTTACTATCCTAAAAGAATTACCTAAAGAAGTACTAGATAAAGTTTCAGGTTTGTCACCTCAAGAACACTTTGATGCACTTACAGCTTCAGGTAAGTTAACTTCAATTATTGATCCTAACTCACTGCAACGTCCTGATGGTAGACAACAGTTTGTAGAGAACGCAACTAGTATAGGTGCTGTTATGATGTCAATGGAGAACGATGAGTTTCTTTCATCTGACTTCTTAAAGCAGTTAGTAGCTAACCCTAGCTTCTTACGTAACATCACCACACTTGATGGAGTAGATCCTGAAGGTGCAGCTGTTGCACGTTCTTATGTTGTGTCAGGTTTAAACACTGAGCTTGTAAGACAACAAGAAAACCTTAGAGCAATTGAAGCCACTTCTTTAGCTACTTGGACAGGCACTAACTACACTATGGATCTAGCTGACCTAGAAGCTAAGGTTGGACGTAACCGTATGTTAAGGTTTAATTCTGCACTACAGAAAGAATACGGTGGTGATATCTTAACAGGAGTACGTGACGGATTCAGACGTATGTATGATGTGACAGACTTAGTTCAAATCTCAGGTTTATACAACCTTGACGCAGCTAATGATAGACGTAACTCTATAGGTGTTATCCAAGGTGCTCTCAATACACTTAATCCTATAGAAGTACCAGCTGCATCTGATGACTCTAACAACAACCTTACACCATCTGAAAATGCTGAGGTAACTGCAGCTATCAACGAAGGACCTAGCTTAGGTGTACCCTTAGAAGATATTGACTTTGATTCTAATGCTCCAGCTACACCTAAAGAACCTGACGAAGAGATTGTTACAAGTCCTATTGGTGGGTTAAACTTAGATAGCTCATTAGATGAAATACTTGTATCTGAAGGTGGTTTTCAGAATAGACCTAAAGATAGAGGAAATTATAGACCTGATGGTACTTTGATAGGAACTAACAGGGGTGTAACACCCAATTCTTTAGCAGAATTTAGAGGTGTTGATCCTAACACAATTACAGAAGCTGACATAAAAGCTGTGACAGAAGATGAGGCTCGTCAAATATTCAAACAACTATACTTTGACAAACCAAAACTTAATCAGTTACCTGTAAACTTACAAGAAGCTGTATTTGATATGCAAATAAACTCACGTAGAAATGCAATTCGTATTCTACAAAAACTGGCTGGTATGCCTAAAGATAAACGAGATGGTTATGTAGGTCCTGAGACTTTAAAAGCTCTTCAAGGTGTTAACATAACTAACGCAGATTATGCTGATGCTCGTATAGAGTATTACACTAACTTAGCTAAGTCTAACCCTGACCAGTACGGAGAAAACCTTGCTGGGTGGATAGATAGAGCTAACAAGTACAGGAATAAATAAATGTTTGGATTACCATTAGAACTAATCACAATGCTAGGCTCTACCGTTCTCGGTGGGGTCATGTCCATATGGGGTCAAAGCATTAAGGCTAAACAAGCACAGAACGAGATGCTACTACAAAGAGCTGAGTTCAACAGGGGTGCCGTAGATGAGGCTCGTAATGCAGGTAAGACTGACAAACACTTTGCTTGGACACGTAGGCTTATAGCTCTATCAGCTGTGTTTGCTATCATTGTACTACCTAAGTTAGTTGCTGTATTCTACCCTGAAGTAAATGTAATTGTAGGTTACACTGAGGTAGAGGGTGGTATACTTAACTTGCTTCTCGGTGCTAACGAAACTGTAAGATGGCAAGCTGCATCTGGCTTTGTCATAACACCATTGGATACTCACATTGTGTCAGCTATAGTTGGCCTATACTTCGGAGCAGGATTTACTAAATGATAAACAAAGACACAGAATGGCATCTCTCTAAGTCCGTACCTATCACACTAGTCTTAGCTATAGTGTGTCAAACCATAGCTCTTGTTTGGTATGTGTCATCACTAGACAACAGTGTAAAGAATAATACCAGAGAGATACTCAGACAAGAGGTACGTATAGAAAGACTAGAGACAGTGGTGCAATCCCAGGCTCTGACTCTAGCTCGTATAGATGAGAACATTAAGTCTATAAGAATAATGATGGAAAAGATGAATGCTAAAGACTAGCTTATTAGTTCTATTAGTTTTCCTATCTGGTTGTACATCTACAATACTTGAGTTCCCTGCTGTATGTCCTAACAATGAACCAACATGCCAAAGAAATTTAAATGCACAAACACTATCCCTTATCGGTCAAGCTGAAGCTGCTATTAAACTTATGTGTGAAGACCCTAGTCTTGAAGATGCTATTGGTGAACAGTGTACTAGCCAATGATGTTACAGGAGATTTCTCCAACAACTACCAAGACAGCACAGTAGACAGTAACAACACAGAAGAGAGCATCACGAATAACTACAACGCAGCTGGAGCAGGTCAAGCATCACCTGTCATGTCATCAATAGCTCCTACAGTTATGGGTGGTGGTGGTAACGACTCATGTTTGATGCCAAGTTCTGTAGGTGTACAAATAAGTGTCATAGGTTTGTCAGCAGGTGCAATGCAACAAGACCACTCCTGTAATAGACGAAAGAATGCTCGTCTTATAGGAGCACCTCAGCAGGTAGGTGGGTTAGGTTTACAGATATCAGGGATAAGTATTCTCTGTGACGATCCAGCAGTATTCAAGGCAATGGTTTTAGCTAACACGCCATGTCCTGTAAATGATTTTAGCACTGGTAAATTACTCATGGGCAAGAGTGCATTGCTAAAGTATAGGGAGAACCCTTCCGTTTTTGTGGTAGGGTATAAAGATAATAAGTTATTTTGGGACACCTTGTTAAAGGTAGGGGAGGAATTAGAATCAAATGAAGAATCAAGTAAAGAAGTTGCTACTAGCAAGCTCAGTCTTAGTGACCGTTTCAGGACAAGCAAACGCACTAACAGGTGAGGAAAAGCTACAGGCTTTAGTTGACAGTATTAATGTCATAGATAACAGGCTAGATTTGTCAATCCAGTTAGGCATAGGTGCTACAGGATATGCAGCTGCAGGTGGTGTTATTGTAGATGGATCAATGGACGATGGTCACATCTCAAGTACAATGCTTACAGCTTACTTAGATGCTGTAGACCAAGTGATGGAACATGATTATGCTACAGCACAGACAGCCGAGCAGCTATTCGTACAGGAACATGTAGCTGCTATGAACAACTTAGCCTTAGCTGTTGACACACTAGTGGATGCTACAGATGTTCTGATGACAGCTACATCAGTTGCTGAAGTTGCAATGGAAGCTGACACAGCACCTGAACAGGTAGCTCTGCAAGAGATGTTAGCTACAGACGAGTACTCTATAGACGCAGGTGAGGTAGATACATACAACCAAGCATTAGACTCTGTTGAAGGCTATGCTCAACAAGCTGGTGCATTCATGGCTGCAGCTAACAACGAAAGCTTAACAGCAAGTATCGACAGTTATGCATCACAGAATAACATTGTAATAGGTAACTACTCAGCTCTAACATATACACAAAGCATTGACGAATTTGTCATTACATGGGATAATTACGGTAATGCTACAGGTTGGAATGGTTATCTAACAGATGACATGAAAGAGGCTGATGATATTTATGGTGCAGCTACATACATAGTACAGCATGGTTCATTAGCTAACAGTGATCCACAACCATGATTGAAGAAGCTGAAGTAAAAGTTGGTGGGTTTACATTTAAAGGGTGGTACATAGCTGCCGCCCTGCCCATACTAGGGTCTCTTAGTGGTGGTATCTATTACGGATATGACACACTGCAAAGGTTCTATGCAGTTGAATCAGGTATAGAGACTGTTGTTTCTAAGTCAGATTCATTTGATAGTAAGGCAGGTAAACTTAGCTCACGTATTCAAACACTAGAACAGGCGGTGCAAGACAATGACGTTAGAGGACTTAACACAAGGTTGGCTACGGTCAGCACGCAGATGCAAACAATCCTGGAACAACAGAAAGAGTTGCTTGACTTACGTAGTCAGGTTGAGAGATCGACTGGGATCACTGATAGTTTGGGTGATAAGCTTGACAAATACCAAACAGAAATAGATGATATATGGAAAGCATATGATTCCCTAGTTGACAATCCATTAAAGTAATGAGAGAATATTATGGCAAGTAAACTTAACAAAGCAAAGATGAAGTGTAACTCTCCTAAGTCTACACCTAGTCACAAGACTAAATCACATGTTGTCAAAGCATGTGCTAATGGTAAGGAGAAGATCATAAGATTCGGTCAGAAGGGTGTCAAGGGTAGCCCTGATGGATCAGCTAGAAACAAAGCATTCAAAGCACGGCATGCTAAGAACATTAAAAAAGGTAAGATGAGTGCTGCTTACTGGGCAAACAAGGTGAAGTGGTAATGGCTAAAGGATTATGGGCAAACATACATGCTAAGAGAAAACGGATAGCATCTGGATCAGGTGAGAAGATGAGGAAACCAGGATCTAAAGGTGCTCCGACAGCTAAGGCACTAAAGAATTCTAAGAAGAAGAAAAAGAAATAAAGTTAAAGCCCCAAGGAGAAATCCAAGGGGCTTAATTTTTATGTATCAATGTACCAACTTAAACATTGGAATGCTTTTATATTCCAGTCTTTGATTGTGAGTAGTTCTCTTACACCAATCCTTAGACTGTCTTCACAATCATCCATATTGTCATAGACTGTCTGGTCAGTTGAAGTTAAACAGGTTGTTGTCTCCAAGTAACACAGCAATATAATAGGGGTAAACATTAGCCACCTTCCATTTCCTTTATTAAGTAATCTAAGTACCATCTAGCCTTACGTAGATCTTCTACAGGTTTTTGTTTGTATCTGTATCTATGTAGGTATTTCTTACAGTTACCCTCTAGGTATCCCATGAACATCATGTGATCCATGTTGTCTCTCATATACTCTATGCATTCTATTTTACCATTACCGTAGTGTGGTGGTTGGTTGACAACGTCAGGTTGTACTTCATCTTGTAAAGCATCTAGGTTCCACTTAGCCATTATGCAGCTTCCTTCTGTAGGTCAATCAGTTCAGCATCTTTGTAAGATATGTGAAAGAACTTCTCACCTTTGGCTATGTACCTACCTCTAGCTTCCTTCAGGCCCTCTTGTGTAAGTAAGGTATCCTTAATTCTCCATGCTTGCTGCATGTCAGACCTGAAGATATAGAAGTTAAGTACACCCTTGTCTTTGTACATGTTGACAAGCCTACCCTTACGTTCAGGTAATCTTATCTCAGCCCATGATGGGTTCCAAGTACCCTTCCATCCTGTCTTAACTTCAGCCTCATTAAAGTATGTATAGTCACCCTTCTGTGATACAATATCTACATTGAAATCTTCTTTAGTGCTGACAATGGTATGGCCTACACTCTCTAAGTACTCTTCTAGTCTGTCTTTAGCTTTACCATCATATGCTTCATACAATGCTCTATTGAATGGTTTTCTAATCATAGCCATTATATCTTTCCCTTTCTTTATACTAACCCTTGGATTAAACCAAGAGCTAGTACTACTGTGATATATATTCCTATTGAAGTCAACATTATACTAAGTCCACTAACTCACAGCTGTCTCCACTGCAAGCTAAAGTCTGACTACCTGATGTATTGTCTTCACTTTCATACTCAGATACTTTAGACCAATCAATTCTGTTGGGCATCTGACCTAGCATCTTGAGGTAACCTGTCTTGTCACACTCTTGGTAGGGTGCTTGTTGGTATGTATGTTCGTTAAACGGTAAGAATGACACACCACTCATCTCATCAAAGTGTTTGTATACAAATGCACCTACCTCAAACCATTCGTCACCTTTAACATTAATAGTTACAGATGGTTTGTGTTCACACCAGTGACGTTGGTAAGCTAACCACATCTCTAGCTGTTCAATAGCTGACATGTCGGCTGTAACTACAGCATTTGTAGGAGCCTTCATAGGGAAACTAAACACTGTAGTCTGGTCAGGTTTGAATGCTTCAGGTTCATTAGGTATACCCTGGTCGATCATGAACTGTGTCAATGGATCTTTGTTGTCACCTCTTACAGTCCTTATGTAATACTTAGAGTGTCTAGCATGTATCCCACTAGAACTATCCACTAGCTGTGACACAGTACCACTAGGTTTATTACAAGTTATAGCAGTTGATACTGGTATTCCTAGACGATCAGCCCACTCAGCATTTGTATCTACAGCAACTTGTTTTAGGTGAGCAAGTGTCTTGTCTAAACCTTTGTTCTTCAGGGTCATCAACGGATTGTCCATAACACCAGTTAGTGACACACCAAGTAGTCTTTCTTCTTCTGTATTATCTTTCCAGATCTTACGTAGGTAAGGGAACTTAGTGTATGTAGATTGGATAGTACCTAAGATAGTAGCTAACCTAACTTTCTCAGACAAAGTATCTATATTATCGGTTGCTCGTACTACAACTTCAGTTAAGTTGCAGAACTGTGCTGGTCTTAAAATTATTTCACTGCAAGGGTTAGTACCGAACTCTCTGTCAGCATCACGTCTACCATTCTTTAGAGCCTGCACCTTAGATGCCTGTCTGTTAAAGATACCTCGTTCACCTGAACCTGATTCAACAAGAGACATCCACTCTCTCATAAAGGATAGACTGTCAGGCTTCTCAGTGTATGACACAGAGTTATTAGCTAATGCTCGTTGTGGATCGTTCTCCCACCATGAGCCTGACTTAGCATGACGCATTCTGTCATCAGATAGGTTGCTCAGGGAAATCATAGCTGACCTACGTACACCACCAACCACAACGATTTGGCCTATCATACACATGATGTCATGGCATTCTATAGATGACAGCTTACGATTCTGTGCACCCTTGAATACATCAATGGTAAAGTTAAACAGATCAACCAGAGGTGCAGGACCTGATGCTCTACCACCAAATGTCTTGAGAGCTGCACCTGCTGGACGTACCTTAGATACATCCCATGTTGGT